CCTCCATATATCTTTTACTAAATCCCAGAATAGGTCGGCCAGAAATAGAATGGTGAGAAAAATACTCAAGCATCCTATACCTACCACGAACAATTCCCACAAAACTTTCCCGATGGATGAAAGGAAAGTTACCATTTGGGTGCTTTCGGCCAGCTTGCCCAAAGCCGAACATCATTTTCAGAATGTCCCCAGCTTCGAGAGACAAACGAATCATCAACGAAACGACCGACAACAACCTCACCGCCGATATCCATAAGAACTCTTTCATCGTTTTGTGGTTTCTCCTTTAAGGTTTTCCAAACAAGCATTGACCACTTGGTTTCTGGAACTTCGACATCAACGGCTGACATCTCCGAGCCTCCTAATCGCAAGCACGACCTCGTTTAAGATTCCGGTGATGACTGCATCCTCTGTTCCATCTGCCAGTTGTTGCACGAGGTCGGCACATCGTTCTCTTTCAAGATCGGCGGCCTTGCTCCTCACATCGTTAAGTATGTCTTGGATAAGTTCAGAATGGGATTTCATCGGGTGTTCCTTTACTTAACGCCTCGCTCTCCAAAAGAATCTCTTGGATGATTTCGTTGCGTATGATGTCATTCTTATATGGTTGGCCGTCCTTGCCGGGTTTAAGTTCTTGTTTGCTCAACCAGTCCAAGTAGTCCAATCCCTTATCACCAAAGGCGGCGATCTGGCGAAGGGTTGAGCCTTTATACTTACCAAACTTCAACTCCATATCCCTCGGCTCTGTGCCGTTGGTTTTATTAGGAGAGTTGAGCTTGGCCGTGATATCTGCTAGGTCTGCTTTACTGATCTTGGCTGGTTCGGCCTTTGGGGCTTCCTCAAACTTATCTGTGTTGATATCTTGGAATCCACCATAAGGAACTTCCTCGGCTGGTGTGGTGGATAGGCTCTTGTCGATTAGGACTACGATATGGGCAAAGGCAGAGCGACAAGCCCGACTGATTGCACGAGTCTGGCACATCGCCCTCTTGGCGTAGGTCGGACGCTTCTCCCACATCGGCTCGTCATCACCCAAGAACCCCTCGGCTTGGGAGATCACTTGTCCGTTGTCCATTCGTTTCACCTCACCGATGCACCGATAGCCATCTTCAAGCCTCTCCACATCTCTTGCGGAGGCAACGCATCCGTGAGCTACTGCGATGGCCTGCCAACCCTCAACCCGAACATAATCTTTCTGGCCGATGCGTTGGCAAGTTTCCTTTACGATGGCACGACAAGCCCCAGCCACATCTGTTGCTTGTCGGATATGGTTGGAGACTCCGTTGCCGTTGTGTACTGCTAGTTGGTCATTCATTTGTTGGTTCTTTCTTTGTTTATTTTTTGTTCTGTCCGTCATCGAATACGCCAAAGCCTTCGGCGTTTTCTTTCTCTGTCTTGGGTAAGTTCAAAAACCTAAAGTCATTACGCTGGTCGAACTCTGTATCGGGGAACGCTCCAAACACTCTCACTACCCATTCATCCGTAGTTTCATTTGGTAATTTTTTATTGGCTGGTTCTTGATGCCAGAATGTAGGCATTTCTTCGCTCATTTGGTTGTCCTCTCTTTTATGGTTTTTATTATCGGGGAAAGCCACTTAGTGCTGATGTCGTGGGAGGGTATGCGGAAAACTAGGATGCCCATTGATGCGGCGAGGTTGTACTTTTCCATATCATTAAGGAATCCCGATGGCCTTGTGTGTCTACCCATTCGCCAAATTCCCCCTTCAAGTTCGATGGCTACGCCCTCGATGTGGTAATAGTCGAATCTGAATCTTCTGCCCTCCGCAAACTTGTATTCCTTCTTCAACTCCCCACCACCAAGACTCCTCCAAAGAAGTTCAAACTTGGCTGATGGGGTCATCTTCATTCTAGTTTCTCCCCACCCAGTTCTTTGTGGGCAACAATAGCTCCGGTTCTTTTGGTTTCTTGGGCTGGTTGCCCTCGGCAACGATCTTGTCCATCTTGTCGAGTTCGGCGGCAACATAAAGATAGAATTGCCTTCGATCATAATTTTGCTGGTCGATGTGCTTTGCAAATATCCTCACGCCTTGCAGAATCAGAAGCCCAAAGAAAACCACGAGGAAAATAATCACCAGCGTATCCGTTGTTTCTGCCAAGCGGGTGAGCAGTAGTTGGGGTTGGTAATGTAAGGATACTTGCCATCATCAAGGGATTTCATTACAAAGCCCTCCCAGATAACTTCTCCTGCCTTGTTGTTTTGAAAGTTCATCTCTTCCCATATCGAACTGATCTTGTGGTGGGCGAGACGGACAAAGCGGAGGAGCTTGTTGTTGGGGATATCGAAGGTGACGGCTTCGAGGTGTTCGATATCCTTCATCCTCTCGGCGTAGGGCTTCGGGTTGGCTGGGTCAAAAGCATCCATTACTACTATCGTTCCCTTGCCAGCCTTGGTTCGCATACCCATAATCTCGCAATCAATATAAGGGGCTTTGATGCCAGCATTGGAAAGACGCTCAACCATTAGGTTGTGGTTGGATGCAATCTTTCCGTGGCGATTATATCCGATGCCAGTCTTTTGATGAAACAATCCACGCCAGCCGTTCGCCTTGCCTTCGATGGATGTGCGTTTAGCAAATTCTTTATGAGATGCTGGAACTGCGGAGGCTTGCGGTCTAGCGGGGAGTGGGAAGGATGTCATTGGTTTGTTGTAGGATTTCGATTTGGAGTTGTAAAGGTTTAATTGAGGAGATGTTCAACTATCACTAGCACCGAGCCAGCACCTACGATTAGTCCGATGATATAGGCTATGAGGATTCTGGTCATTTGGTTGTTCCTTTCTGGTTAGTAGGTTCTTGTGTCTGGTGACTTCGCCAGTTCATCTATTAAAGAATTAAGCAAGCTCCATTTGCCATCACCAAAGCCTTGCTGATATTCCCTGCTAAATGTATTCTCTGGGTCGTATTGCTTTTTTTCTGCCTCATCACGAAGTTCAACCAGCAAGTCAAAAAAGTCTTGTTTGCTGTTGCACGACTGACTGAATTTTCTTTTTGTGGTTGGGATTGATTTGGTTATTTGCATACCCACACCCTATCACACTCCACCAAGTTGTCCACTCTTTTTTTATCTTATCTTAACGATTGTTTGTAAGTGCCTATAAACACGCTACTTGTGGGGGTGCTTTGTGGGGAGAATCTTGTAGATTTTTAAGTTGCGAACTACACGATGGTCTTTTCTGGCAACAATAAATGGATATCTTTTCATCTCCACTTTCTTTTGTTCGAGCATTTGATTGAGCATCCGTGAGGTTGTGTTCATTGATTTCTGCCACAACTTACTGACTTGTTCCCTCGTATAATATCCCTCCGGCTGGGGTGGAGCAAACTTGTCTTTGATGTGTTCCGATAAAAGTTTCTGCCAAGGATTTTGTGCTTTCATTAAAAAGCCTTTATGTCGGTGGGCAGATAAAACTTGTTGCCTCGTTGCCTTGCTTGAAAAACTTCGTGTGTCTTGTCTGGGTAGATCGCTCCAAACGCCCAGCCGTGTTGCCATCGAAGTCTGCGGAGTTGGCCTCGATTATATTCTGGGGTCTTGTTGCATAGGCATCCGATATTGTAGCCAGTCCGTGGGTCGATCGAGACGCTACGAAAATAGTCAATGGCGTGGGTGTGGCCGAAGATAACATCCCCATACGCATCGCTGTGTTGTTTGGCAGAGTGCATTGCGTGGCCGTAACCGTGTGCGAATGAGAGCGTCTCGCACTTGTAGATTCCACCGACTGAATCATAGGGGAACATCCTCGCCTTGGTTTCCTTCATTATCAATTCGATATTCTCAATCCCATCATTGGCATAATCACGAGCTACTCCGCTTCGGCTGTTACTAGCCATATCAAAAATCCGTTCATCGTGGTTGCCTCTTAAAAAGATTCTCTCATCCCCGAACTTGAAGAACTCCCGAATGAACTCCTCCCCGCAGTCCCAATCCTTTTGCAGGCTCGATGCTTGCTCCTCATCCCCTGCCCCCTTGCGAATGGCTCGAAAATCCCAGAGGTCGCCGATGCAAACCACGAGGTCGGGTTTGTATTCTTTCGTGAAAGCAAGCAGGGCTTTCACCGAAGGAGCATCTTGTTCGTCGCCGTGGATATCACCACAAGCGACAAACTTTATTGGCTTCATAAGGGTTTAGATTGTCCAGTTAAAGTTGTGTAAATTAAATTACAACACTCTCTAGCTCTAGGATTTGTCAATGTTTCGTCCGTGCATCCGTCCCTAGCAAGCTCCATCACAATGTGCATTTGGGAGCGAAGGGTCAAAAGATATGTTAGCTGGTCGGTTGCTTCCTCAATCGCATTCTCAACGAGCCTTACCGCCGGCATCTCCCAAAGTTTTGTCCCGCCGTGTTCCTCAACTCCACGCTTATATTTTTTCTCCATCGACTCGACTGCCGCCATTTGAAGCGTAGTCATATGAAGCTCGTGTTTTTTCGTGAACTTGGAATCGACCACTCCCCCTATTGATGTCATCCATTAACGACTAGACCACGGACGCTTACTGACTAGAGAAATCTTTTGATTGTTCACCTCTTGCTTTTGTGGAGAGACAAGCTCTCTCCATCCAGAGATATTTGCATCTTCTAGGTGGGGCTGTTCCCAATCCAATCCACGAAGGCCGTGCTTCTCTGCAATCTTGCGGGTGATTGAATAGCCTTGGTCATCGTCCCAAGAGGTCACTAGATCACCGCTGGGAGTTTGGGCAAGGGGAACATAGTCAATGGCGTGAGAACCCTTGCCTAGGTCAATGTGGAGCGATTGCGGGGGTATTCCACGAGCGTTTGTGACTTTCCTTCCAGCCTTTGTCCGTCCTTGGGCGTATAGTTCCTCTTGCTCTTGAGGGGTACGCACCGAACAATAGATCAGCACCGGAATCTTTTTGCTCATCAACTCGCTATACCAAGCCCCCACCCTCTTGCCAAAACTAGGCTCGCATTTTTCGATGTGGCTTCTTGACCTTTCCACCGCCTCTCGAATCGTCATTGATCGAGCCTCTTTCGGAGTCGTTCATTCTCCTCCACGAGTCGAGAAATCGTTTTGAGCGATTGCCCAAAAAGCTGTCTGTATTCTTCTGGGGTTGATTTGGTTCGGTCGAGCTTGTCCCACCGCATAATGAAGTCGGTAATTGAATCTTGGTTTGGGACTTCGCCAATATCGTAAGGGCGGGTTGTTACGCACCCACAAAGAAGGAAGCTAGTTGCGGTGAATCCAAGAATCCACTTCCGCATCCCGCAAACGCCTATTGTAAGCAATTTCTTCATCGTCTCGTTCTTTTCTTGTCTTGGCTCGGTTCTTCGTCCACCAAGCAATGATTCCAATTAGACCAGCGAGCGAGGCTAGAATGGCCTCCCACATTGTTATTTCCGTGAGAACTTCGAGAGGAATGAAACGATTTTGGTTAGCGTGGCCTCCGGCTCGTCACCGGGTATCAATGCACAAATAGCAATCGCCGCAGTCAGAAGGGCGGTCAATGCTCCAAGCCAAGCAAACAAGTCTTGTGTCTGAACGAAGGATAGAAGTTGGTTCATACTGATGTAATGGTGTCAAGGGGCTATAACCGTTGACCAGTACTCGTGTTATACATTCCATCGTAAGACCACCAAAGCGTAGGAGTAAGGGTTGCCGACATAGATATGATTTCTTGCTCAAATTCACTTGGAAAAAGGTTCACATCCATTGGCAAGTCGTTTCCTAAAACAGATACAGACCACGAATTGTAATTTGTGCCAAAAACAAACTCTGCACTATCTATATCGTAAATAACGCCTTGCATTCCAGAATCATATAAATTGCCCACCTTGGTTGCCCCCACCTCAAAGTCTATTGTTGCAAATATATCGCTAGTGTCTGGGTCATTCTTGTAAAATCCACCTCCGCAAACTAATTGATCTTCGCTTGTATATAGGTCATTAAAAATCGAGCCACTTTGAATCCCAGAAAGAGAGGTACTAATCGGAAGGTCTGTATTTTGTCCCTCTTGTGGAAAATTATAAATTCTTAATGTTCCGCTTGCGGAAAAAGTCCAAGTTCGCACCCGCCAATAAGTTTGCATAGCTTTCTCTAAAGACCATATTGCGTATTTACTGTCCAAGCTTTCTTGTATGCAGTCTAGGAAATACCCACTTCCACTAGCGTGAAGAATTTTTGCCATAAGGATTTTGTTGTAGCACTAGCCTAGTTAATAACCAATGACGGTGATGCGGTAAGTGGCGGTATTTACATCCCTTGAAACACTATCTGCATTTACACAAGATAAGCAGACTGTGTTGGTCTTATAAACCACGCCTTGAATAATTGCTCCCGCTGAAATTGCCGATGGCAATCCAACCAAAACAATATCATTTACTGCCGCACCAGTAACCACTACATCCCGATAATGCTGATCGTTTGCGGCTAGCGTTCCAAAAGTGACTGAGGCAAGTGTTGTGACGGTATAAGGAGATTGTGGAAGAACGCCGTAGCTAACCCCGCTTGCGATTAGCCCAGTATTAATAAGGCCAGAAACAACATTAACCGCCGTTGGCTGGGTATATGAAAGAAGCCCAAGGTTTGTGAGGCCAGAGACAATGTTTACTCCAGATGGTTTTGCCGTAACTGTTGCTCCATAAAATCCCATAGGGGTATTGGCAAAGGAAAGCCCTGCCCCATAACTAACGACTGCCGTGCCAGAGCTATTATTGAGCGTCCTAGAACCAAAGGCGACTGATGTTACAGCAGAGGAATCAGCAAGGCCACGAGCTAGGGAATTTACGCCAGTCGTCGAATTAGCAACAAAAGCGGCGTAACTTTCGGAGGCCGTAAGATAACTGGCTTGAGCCGCTGGTACTGCCGACCCGGTGCTTATTAGGTCACGGCGTATTGTAACATCAGTTTGTAAGACTGTTTTAGGCGAGCCTGCTTGCACAAGCTCAATTTCTAGTGTGGGAGTAACTGTGTTTGTTCCCTGCTCTGCAAACAATTCATCAAGCTCTGCGGTCGCAAAAGTCACAACAGACTGCAAGAATTTCCCAAAGATAACTCCGCTTGCATCTAGCGTCAGAGGAGTGGTGATAGCAGTTGACCCAAGTGCACGGACAAACGAAATCGAATAATTCCCTGCATTATTGCCAAGATCAACACTTATATTTCCACTACCAATTCCAGTCACAGAGCTTAATGCTTCTGCAAAACTGGCGGCATTTGAGCCTATCGGGATAGCGGTTGTCGAGTTCGCTCCAAAGTTAAGAATAACTGAGCCGCCTTCTGCGTCTGGGCCAACGGCCAGACTATATGTTTCATTTTGAGTTGCAGAACCGTCTTGAATATTTGTAAGAGAAACAACCCCAGCAGTCGGAGAGGCAACGAATGTGTCTGCATATACAGCCGGATTGCGAACTAGCTTAATGATTTGCTGGGCGTTTACAGAGGGGGCTGGGAATCGTCGAGTATTTACAATAACAGAACTCGTTGGGAAAAGAGTAAAAGCAGAAGCCCCAAATGACATTGCGCTATTTGCCGTTGCAGAAGTGATTAGATAGGCATATTGTTCGCTTCCGTAAGTAGTTACTAAAACTCCAGTTCCAGCAATCGCAGAAATAGCGTTGTATAATTGGGCTGTGGTAGCATTAAAAGAGATTGCGGTTGATGTTACAGCATTCAGAATTAACTTAAATTGTCCGTCTATTGGGTCTGCATCAATACCGCCGATGCCCAATTTTAGCGAAGAACCAGTTGTGTCTAAATCTCGAAGAAACCCATTAGAATCTCTTTCTTGCAGTCGGACTCTAATATTATATGAGTCATTTCTGGTAAAAGTTTTTAGCGTTCCATCTCTTGCAGAACCAGCGGCCACTAAATTACCATTAGTTGTGTCAATATAGATATCTAAACTTTGAGCCATTTCAATTCATTCCTATGTCAATCTATGAGTAGCGCAAAACAACCAAAGTGCTTGGACTTCCATTTGAGCATACATTGATAGTTACTGATGTAAAGGCGGTAGTGGTTAGGTAACGACCATCAGACTCGGTCTTTGTATAATAATTATTCAAGGCGGCAGTAGTTGAGTAACGACCATCAGACTCGGTCTTTGTATAATAATTATTCAAGGCGGCAGTAGTTGAGTAACGACCATCAGACTGAGTCTTTGTATAATAATTATTCAAGGCGGCAGTAGTTGAGTAACGACCATCAGACTCAGTCTTTGTATAATAATTATTCAAGGCAGGGAATGTTGGTGGATTGGTGGCAAAGAGAGAATCGCATTCTGCCTTGGTATAATATGACGCTTGCTGTGCTGGAACAATATTGGATGTATCAACTAGCCCGGCACGAATTGTAATTGGGCCTTGGTAAATGGTTCTTAAATTATTTGGCTGAACTAATTTAACCTCTAGGCTCTTTGTAAATTCAGATAGAGCTTCCTCTGCAAACAATTCATTAAGCTCTGCCGTTGCCATTGTAATTGTGGTTTGAAGGAATTTTGCATATATAACGCCAGCAGAGTCCAAAGTAAGTGCTGTTGTAATATTCTGCAAACCAAGATTGCGAACAAAAGAGATTGAGTATTCGCCGGTATTATTACCGGAATCTACGCTTATGTTTCCAGCTCCAATTCCAGTTACGGAAGATAACGCATCAGAAAATACCAATGCGCTAGAGCCAACTGCAATAGCAGTAGTTGTATTCTGCCCATAATTAAGAACGACTGACCCACCAACTGCGTCCGACCCGATTGCAAGAGAATATGTTTCATTTTGGGTTGCAGAGCCATCCTGCACCTTGCTTAATGTTACAACTCCTGCGGTTGGACTTATGGTAAAAACATCAGAATATACTGCTGTATTTCTTATAAGTTTAATAATTTGCTGTGCTTTTGCCGATGGGGCAGGAAACTTCCTTGTACTAATTGCTACTGAACTTGTTGGGAATAGCGTGAATGAAGAGCCTCCTAGAGATAAGGCCGTATTGTCTGTTGCCGCTGTTATTAAATAGGAGAATGGCTCAATCCCATAAGTTGCTACACTAACACCAAGGCCAGCAATGCCAGAAATCGCATTATATAAATCTGTTGTTGTTGCGTTATATTGAATTTCTAAAGATGTTACAGAATTTCTTGTTAGCTTAAAACTGCCAGAACTAGGCCCAGCGTTAATTTCCCCAATCCCAACTTGCACAGAGGTATTTGATAAGTCAATGTCTCTATAAAATCCTTTTTTATCTGTTTCTAATAATCTAACTCTTAATTTAGAATAATCATTTCTTGTTATTACTGGCAAACTTCCATCTTTTGCAGAACCAGCGGCTACCAAATTGCCATTAGTTGTGTCAATATATAGGTCTAAACTTTGAGCCATAATCTTCTATTGGGGGTCAATGTACTATTCTTTTTTTTCGCCATATACAATTATGGTGTCCGGAGTTCCATTTGAGCATACATTTAATTCATAGGTTACTGCGTTAAATACGGAACTGCCCCCAATCAAATTTATCTTATATCCGTTATCTTCTTGAGTGATGCTAATGTAAGACCCGGCGAGAGGTTTTGTGCATTCAATTCTTCTAATAAGACTATTCACAAACCCAAGGGATATTCTAGAAGCCCCCTGCAACTCCTTTAATTCGGTCGACCTCATTCCTCTATATCCTAATCTTGTTTATTTTTGAATCCATCCACAATCTGATCAACCATTTGATTAATTTCTTATTGCGTATCAATCTGGCAATTCTTTCTCCATATTTAATATATCCATTTAATAACCATTTAGGGGCAAGATTAACCAACCAGCTTCTAAACAATAACCAGTCTGGATTGCTCTCGCCATAGACCTCTCGTGCCACCCAACATCCAATAACTTGAGCAATATTCTGCACTTCTCCAAAAGTGCTTGTAACAAGAAGCACTCCACCCCTGCGCTCACAAGCTACGGATAAATAACAATAGCCAAGATATTCTTGAATAATTCCACCACCAGTACCCGGAGTGGCATAAAATGCCTCTTGGGGGTCTTTTGGCATTTCATATCCGTTAATATATTTTGGCATTTTTTTCCTTTGTGCAAACCAAAGAACTGGTTGGGCTAAATTATTTTGTGGGTCAAATAGTGCAAGGAACTGAGTGTCAGTTTGAAGTGTAACATATTCGGCTTGTATAACTATCGGGGGGCCGTAAATGCCTTGTCCTTCTGTTGGTATATATCTTACAATCGGCAGAGGCATTGTTCCACTATACATTAGTCCTTCAAATGTAACGATCATTTCACTCAATCCGCCATCCTGCTCTTCCGTATTTACGGATACTACCTTCATATATCCCCATAAAGTTGGTTTGGAAATACCAGCTGTATTGCAAACTTGTGCGTGTGAATCTCCAATTTTAGGCTGAACATCAGGTATATCTTGTGTTCTAACCGCAAAATTCATAATTATAGTATTTAGGCCGTTGGGGTCAGTATGAACATTCTCACGCTTAAGAACTATCTTGTTTGCGGTCAAGCCAACTATTGTGAATGCCATATATTTAATTTACAAGTGGCCCAGATTTCATAAGGTCAACCAATGCCTTGATTGCTTGTAAAGTCTCTTTACCTAAACTACTTTGTTCTTTGCCTAATTCGCCTATTGGTGGACTACCAAGTGTGCCCTTGCCAACTGATCGGTCTTTTTCAAATTTAGTTGCGGCCGATTCCCTTGCAAGTTGTGATGGGTCAACGCCGGTTAGACCTCCTCGAATCTTTTCTCCCAATGACGGCATCTCTCCTGCGGCTTGTTGTGCGGCCAGCTTTTCTCTGTCCCTTTGGGTGGGGGCAATCTTCTCGGCAACCTTAAAATTTTCTGTCTTTAATTGTCGTTCCCTTTGTTTTCTAGCCAAATCGAGAGCTTGACCACCAGCCTTGCTTGCACCAAGTATGCCACCGCCAGTCTCTGAGGCAACTTTTGCGACATCAGCTTTTCGTTTTTGAGAGGCTTGTTCAAGTGATAGTCTTTTTTGTGCCACCTCTAGGTCTTTTTCTCTTCCCTTTCTGGTAAGATCATCTATTAGTTTTATATTTACACCAACATCTTTTAACTTATATAATTGCTCTATTTGTTGATTTATTAAAGCAAGTTGATATTTTGCTAATTCTAACTCTGCCTTTGCGTCAGTAACAAAATCTGCTTGTGTTTTATTTCTTACCGCATTTAGCTGGCGAAGTATCTTATTTTGTTTAACTGTTCGCTCTGTGTTTTCTGCTTCTTCTTTTCCTTGCTTTGTTATCTTTTCTTCTTGCTGTCTTGTTGCGAGCAACTGCATTTCTGAGTCTAAAAGAGCTTGAGTGTCTTTAAGTGTTTTTTCTGTGCTGGATACACCAAGATCAAGGTTAAATACTTTTTCTATCCCCTTCATTATTCCTGCCATAGGGCCGAGTTGAGTTATTTTCCCACGCAAAGATTCGATTGTATCTTGAGTCTTTTCCAGCCCTGCCCTTGCTTGGTCAACACTTGTGCTTTTGAAAGATGTTTCAAAGGCATCTGCTAAATCTTTTTGTGCTGAATAATAATCTGTCGATGCTTGTTTGACTGTTTCCCCAAACTTATTCATTGCGCCGATAACGGCATACCCAAAGATTCCACCAGTTCCAAGCCTTGCCAACATACCTAGGGATGTCCCCGCCTTGCTTGCATTAAGCCCAAGACTAACAAGCGTCTTGCCCAGCTTTTGAGCCGATGCGTCAGATTGCTTGAATGTGCTAGCCGTCTTTGTGGCTTCTTTCTGAACTGCCCGCAAGCCAGTCGTGGCCTTGCGTCCATCAAGCTCGATCTCTCCTTTTAATACAAAAGCCATATATATTACCTTATTCTATTAACCTTGTCAGCAATCTCTTGTTGCTTTTCAGCAATCTTTTCCTTCATATCGGCCTCTTCTTCATTGATTGCATTTTGCAAAGAACCTTGCCCAATTTTTGCTACTCCTGCGGCCGCATTAACAAATACTGCCTTAATCACATCGCCTTCAGCAAAAACATTGTCAATTCCGTATCCTAGCCCAGCACTTCCTTTTAATGCCCTGAAGAATTTTAATAAAACATTATCTGGCTGAATTGTTTTCCCAATAGTCTTTCTGCTAAAATGATAGAAGGCTGGCAACCAACCAGCGGCAATGTATCCGGCTGATGACTTTGCTCGCTTAACAAACTTATTATAGAACTGGCTTGCTGTCCCTCCCTTTTTGCCCTTACCCGGCCCTGCCAATTTAGCTGGAAACTTATTGTAGAATCCTAATCTTTTTCCTCTAGCAAGCCTCCAATTTGCAATCTTGAAAGCCTCTTGACTACCCATATAATTAACAGTTGCTTGCTTCTGTGTTGTCTTTCCACCCTTGCTTAGTGCAACATACTCACCCCTTTTCTTTGTCTTTTTAACATAAGAAGCCGTAACTGTTTCAACCGCTTTCATATCATCGACAATATCTTCTGGGTCTGATCTTTTTGTTAGCTTGCTTGCCCTTGCACAAATGTTAGCCGCCCTGCGATTAAGCTCATTGATTCTGTCTCGGCGTGTGAGGTCTAAGTATAGGTCAATCGTCCTATTAAACTCCGTCACATCTAATTTGAATAGATTGCCCATAAACTTCTTCTTTGTGTTAAACTATACCCAATAGCCTCTCTAGGTTTTCCCTATCCTCACCTATCTCTGTAAGCACCCGCCGGCACTTCGCTCCATTTTGCCATAGATAGGTATGAGTTGCTTGAGTTATTAGGGCTAAAGGAATGTTCCATAAGATATAATCTATGCTCCAACCGGTTCGTTCTGCCAACGAGAACACAAAACTTGCTGTTCCCGCTGGCGTTAGGCGTTTCCCAAGTCTGGCTGATGAGGGGCTGGGATAACATCAACTCTGCCTTTTTGAGCTTCGTCCAAAATGCTAGAGACGATTTGAGTGGCTATATCTCGATCTGCTTCTGTCTTGCCCTCAATAAAGTCCATAATTTTTTCACGAAACAAGTCCCGATTCCAAGCCAGTTTGATCGCTTCTTTCCTACTCTTGGCAATTTGGATGTGCATATAGATGAACGACCATATAAAGTAGATCGAGGAGTCGTTATCGTCCCTTACTTGCAAAAGGAGCAAGCGAGAGCCTTCCGTATAGGGTGCTAGTTTCTCGCCCATAAACTCCTTTTCTGGGGATATAAAGGCCGAGTTTAGTTCTTCATCGAGGGATATGCTCATAGATGCTTTAGGATTGCCCTTCTTTGTTCCGAGGTTGCGTTTTCTGAGATGAGTAGAGTTTGCCCGCCCCTTTGTATCACCCGCACCGGAACTGCCCTCTTGAGAAGCCCCAAGAAGGTTTCTCGGTTCTCCAAGGCCGCTCGAACATACCTAATAGGGCTTTCTGGGTCGCTCCTCATTTCTGACCAAGGGCGTTCCATTTCTGCCTTTGCCTCTGCCCCTGCCCCAGCCTCGAACCAGAAGGTAGCCTGAACCTCCCCGCTTTCTTTAATAGTTCTCGTTACTGGGTCGAGTTGTCTTGGCTTTGCCCCAAAGGAAGCAACGGCACTCGCTACTTTTATATTAGTCGTTCCCCAGTAGGCTTCGGTCATAAGTTTAGGATTTCATTAAGAGGTTTAGAACCTCTATTAAGTTACGTTCGGGTAGCCAGTAGCCGAGATATCGAGGGTCACAAAGGCATCGTTAGACTTGTTTAGCGTGATGGAGTCGATGCGAGTTGTGCCTAGAGTGGTTGCATTTGCCAACGCCGCAAGAGCCGCCCCTGCGGTCACATTGTACGAGCCAGTAATAGCAACAGAGAGTGAATAGGAGGTCGTGGCGTTGAAGTATCCGATGGCAACTATATCGCCCAAATTATTTCGCACCTCATTTTTCTCAACATTACGAGCCTCTGAAAAGCTCTGAACCAGTCCGATACCAGCTTCCCCAACCAAGCCGAAGGACAAGCCCTGCGTGCCAATAGTAACGGCCGCCATTAGATTGAAACCTCGTTAGAAAGTGTATTTTTCATAATCTCCTTTGCTTGTGTCAAATTATCGTGGGAACACCCGCACTTTAATCAGTTCCCAGATTGTAGAAAACACCGCCCCCGACACTAGCGCAACTAACCATAGCTTAGTTTTGATGGTGTGCGACTCCCTCTCTAGGGTGTCCACCTTGCCATTGATCTTGGCTGTCCATTGAGCCAGCTCGCTAGTGTGGCGTTCTATAACGGAAATTATACTTTGCTGTCTTTCTTCTATTCTTGCGATTGCCTCACGGACAACAGATAAACGCTCTTGAAGTTCTGCAACTTGGTCTGCGCTCATACTTCACAATCCTCTGCTCCTTCGCAGATTCGGACGCATAGATCGCCGTTGTTATCATAGAACTTCTCTATGTAACCCTCGGCCTCAAGCCATTTAAGCGAGGACATAAAATCCTCATAAGTATATTGGTGCATCATACCGGCTCTACTTGCTAAGCGTTTGCCCTGCGTCCTCGGCGGCTTGCATCATATCATAGTTAGGCAGGCCGGTGTTCTCGGCTGGCCGTGGCGAGCAGGAGCAGAGTAAGAGGGTGAGGAGGAGGAGGGGCATTTTAGTAGATTGCGTATTTAGCGTTTAGATACGCTTCGACTTGCTGGCGTTCTGGAGTAGTGAGGACTCGGTTATAAACAACAATTTCAGATATATAGACATTGGCTGGCTGACCAGCACTTGAATCGCTACCAAGATAGGCGGCTGATCTTGATGTGAATCCTGTTCCTGTTCCACTTACAACTTGTTGTCCGTCTCTGCGTAATTCATAATTAATACCATCATCAGATAATGTTGCAATTATTGAAGCAGTTTCGGTTGGGATTGTTTGCCCAGAGGAAGATTCAGATTCATAATAACTACCCCATTGAGTTCCACTAATAGCACTATATAAGCTACCTCCAGTTACTTCCAAAATTGCGGCGTATTGCTCTGCTGATATTGCAAGGGTTTTAATTACAGCATAGATTGTTTTGGCTGTTACAATATCATTTCCAAAAAGACTGCCTCCATCAAATAAGACTGCTGGATTAGAGCCTATAATGTTATTTGATTTTACGACAGTTCCAGATGCTGGTGTAAAATTATTTCCATTCCCACTTTGATCTGCCCAAACTGTGACAAGATTGATGCCAGTTGGGCTGTTTGTTATTGTGCCAGATGGTGCTGGGCTTTCTCCTAAGTTTGCTCCTGCAATATACCAATATGCAAAATCTTCAGTATAGTATGCTTCATTGCCATAATCTTCGTTATTTGGATTGTAAAGTTGCGTATCAAATAAAGCCCACTCAACACCACTTATATAATTAATATAATTTCCATTCGGCCCATTAAATGTTGTTAGCCCTCCAGATGCTCTTGTATATGTTCCATTAGAGGTTGTTGTTCCAGCACCGCTAATTATAATTTGACTGATAAATTGTTCTGGAGTTGTGCTTACCCCAGCATCAGCCTTGAGCCATAGAGATAGGCCAGATAGATCGGTAGGAGCAAAAGGCGTTGCGGTGCGATGCCTCCGTAGCATCTGATTCTTAGGCAAGGGGCAAGTTGCCGAATACAAGGGCATCGCCTACTCCTTAATGACTAACCCAGCTCGCCGTTCCAGCGGTTGCATATATGGCCGAAAGTGTCGTGGTCGTGAACCCGCACTCAAAGTAATCACCGCTAGATAGTGCCACCATAAAACCACCGCCAAGCGTTGTGGCTGTTGTCCCTGCGTTCACGAATAACTGCCCTGCTCCTAGATTGTAGACTGTGGCCATTTTTCGGGCAGTATTTGCAGGAACTAGTGTGGCCGAAGTTAGCGAAGTAAAACTGCCAGAAGTAATGGCCGAAGAAGATATTGCTAGGTTGGCCGTTACCGTCCCACTAATCGCAGGGAGCGAGCCAATGGTTACGCTGTTTGAGATGGATGCCGTGACTGCGCCGATTTGTGATGTGCTTGCTCCTAGCGTTACAGAACCAGCAATCGTTTGAGTTCCAGTTGGGTTGGCCGTGACTGTCCCTGCAATAGTAACAGTATTTCCCACGGTGACGCTACCAATTTGAGCCGTGCCAGTGACTAATGCAGGAAGAGTTGATAAAGATACCGGTTGCGTGTTTTGAAAAAATGTTCCATTCACAGTTACGCTCGAATTTGCAATCGTCACGCCGTGGGTCACACAAGAGCCGATGGTTATAGAGTTGCCAATCGTAACAGAGGAAATGCTAATCGGAACTGTACCGCTGATGGAGGCAGTGACGCTTCCAATCTGTGCCGTTCCTGCTCCGATGGTGACTGTGCCTGCTCCAATCGTCACAACTCCGATTCGGTTTGTGCCAGCGGGGAGAGCAGAGCCGATAGTAACCGTGCCAGAGATGGGGAGAGGGTTTGCATCGCCAACAATCACCGCATTTTCTCCATCTATATCTGTTTTGAATAAAACATTTTTAAGAAAAGTATCGTCAGTTCCTCCAACAAATTGAATTGGAAGGTCTGTTATAACGCCAACACCTCCATTATTAGTAATAAATTTTGGAATGACTGGTATTCCAGTAATTGATGCCGTGTCTTGACCGATGCCCTTAGTAACCGTTGTTTGCGGAACATTCGCCGTCACCGTGCCAGAGATGGCTGGGAGAGATGGGATTGAAACAACGCTCCCACTGACTGCGCTTCGCATATCTGTAATCGCTTGAGTGCCAAGGCTAACAACCGTGTGGGCGGTGATGTGTTGCCCACTTGAAAGAATGGTTGAAAGCGTAGTTGCTGACTGGTTGCCGTCTAAAATAGAAAGTGCCATATAGCCTTATCCCTTGTTAAATGACTGCCACATACATTGAGTTTTGTCTCTGTGAGAAGTTCAAAGACCGCAAGCCATCGTCTAGTTCTGATGGGGTGCATATAAGGCTAATCTTCAACCCCCTTTGCCAAGCCCTTTTAGCCGTTCTAATGGTTGGGGTTTGACCAGTAATGCGAGCCGTATAAACCTTTGTATCGACTATATTGTTTTGAATCTTGGTAAAGAGGGGCTTGGTTTCAGAATAGAAAGCCTCAAAGATTGAACAGTATTCAGAGTCAAAAGCCTCTTGGCTAATCTTGGCCGCTGTGTCGGAGTAGTCGATTGTAACGGCTACTTCATACACTCCGGTATAGTTTCCAAGCAACTGTCCCCCAACCGATGCCGAGATTGTGGCTGATGGGAATAGCTTTGCCCCCACCCGATTAGTCTTATAGACATTGAGATTGGGGATGTTCGCAAGAAGATTCTCTAAAGCATCCTCCACATTGATTTGAACGCTGTTGTTCATTTCTTTGCAGTTGCCGTGATGTCTAAAGTCATCGCCCTTGACCAAGTTCGGTTTTGACTTATCACGGCGGGATTATCCCCAGTCACCTTTGCCACATAGAAAGTAATATTTGAATTAGCTGTAAGATAGCTTGCCAAGTCTGGGTCACGATAGAGTTGTTCTAGGATGTCATAAAACTTGGCATCGAAGTCGGCTCTTGCAGTAGTGTCTGCCCTTGCCACATAGGTAATAGAGGCAGGGGCTTTGAATACACCAGAGAAAGGCACAAGCTCCTCTCCGCTGATGGTGGATTGAACCGTGACGCTAGGCATCGTGCGAGCTGTTCCCCTCTCGCTAGTAAAGAAGTTCACGCCAGTAATACCAGAGACAACATTAAGGAGGGCGTTCTCAACCTCCCTCTCTATTGAGGCCATTAGGTTGTAATTTCCGCAAGTTCGATGGTGTAGGAAAGGCCATCTGTGCTTTGCGAAAATCCTCCGATCATACGCTCCACCCCGCTAACTGTGCAAAGAGAGCCGATAACTGGGGCAGAGATTCCAGAAGCCAAAACAACAAGGCTCTGGGTGACTCTAAATACCTCCCCGCCTATTTCAAGTTCGCTTGCTGTGGATAGGTCGGTAACAGAAGCAGAAACAGAGGACGAACCCAAGCCAGTAACGGATTGGTATAGGTCTTGAATCATATAGGACAAGTCCGTTGCAAAGTAGGAGGTGCTGATTGTTCCAGCCATAAAATCACCTCCTATGTCAATCCATCCTAAACATACCCTCAAAGTCGAAAATATTATCAGTTTCCCACTCGTTCTTTTGGGGGAAGAAGGCAGTAGGTTTGCCCCTTCTCACTACTGACGCAAGAATGATCGGGGTGCTATTGATAGCCCAGAAATCTTTTGCCCCTCTGATTGCCTTCGCCATCTCTGAAACACTTGGTGCGGTATAGGTAGAAAGTCCTTGAATCTGAATCTCTGGTGGGGTCATCACATAGAAGTTGTCCTTGCCCATATCAGTTCTTGCCTTGGTGATTATGTCGAGAGGATTGCGATAGAATCCTTGACTATTGCCAAAGGCGGCCACTAGATTGTAAGTCTCTGGAAGTCCCTCGGCTGGTTTATCGTCCAGCTTATCTAAAATAATGTTCGTCTTATCTGCATCCTTAATCTCTGGATGGCTATACACAAAATCAGTCCAACTTCTTTTGCTCTTGCGATATTCCTCATAACGATTTGGCCATACTTCCAAATCAATAATATCCCCCTTGCTTCCGGCCTTCACATAACTAACTAAATCAAAGACTGAATGATATTGAGGCAAGCAATCAAAGAAAACTTCGTGGCCTTGGTCGGCTAGATGTTTGGCGGCTGGCAAGCAACGAAGCACATCCCCCAACCTCTGCGAATACTTAATAGTTTTAACACTCATCGGCAACGCTCTTATCTGTTATAAATGGTAAATAATCTCTCAACCTAACTGGGTTAGTGGTTTGTTGTAGCCTTTCCCATCCCTCGACTAGCCCCTTATACCCATAGAAATCTTCCTTGAATTGGGCTTGCTCCTTTATGGCGTAGGCGAAGTGGTCGAAGGTTAGCCCCCAAGTTTCTGTCACTCCCCTCGGAATCATCATCGACTGGACATTAAGTTTGGGCGGTTCGTGGCTGATAAAGTGAACATCCTTGCCCCACTTCCAAGCCCTAAACCATTCGTACCAATGCGAACCAAATCCTTCCCTAGTCACAACTTTTTTATTCTGCCCCACATAATAATTGCAATGGAACTGCATCGCTCGCCCTTCCTCGCAACCCTTGAGATGCCCAAAGATTGCTTCTAGCTGGTCGGCTCTCCATATCTCATCGGAATCAATCTCCATCACAACGCCATTCTCCACCCCCTTCAATGCCTCGTTAATCATCGCTAGCTTGCCGAGGAAGGGCTTTGCTTGCCAATAGACTGAAACATTCTTGCCCCTAATGCTCTCAAGATATTCGTGCGTTCCATCCACGCTCACAAAGTTCTTATGGTACTTCTCTGGAACTTGCTTGCACCAGCGGGTGCATCCAAGAGGCTCGGCCACTCCCTCGACAATCCTCCACTCCCACGGAATCTTTAACTTCTGAAACTCTGCTAGATGCCTTTGGATGTAGGGCATCCCATTGAGGACGATGGTAAAGATGGTTAGCATAATTGGAAGATGGCCGAGCCGTTGCGGAGGGTTAAATCCTCCCAGAGCAGTTTGGCAAATCCCTTGAGCTTGTGGTAGTTGGTGTGGTTCTTTATGTCGTTCACATCGTCTAGTGCGATGATTGCCTTATCTGCTAGGAAGGGACGGACGCAACGCAATTCTGCCTCACCCGAAAATGGCGAACCATCAATTAGCACAAAATCAAAGTCTACATTATGCTCAAAGTGAATGTCCTCGATGGCGTTGGTTGAATAAGGAAAGGCGGTTTCTAGGCAGACATTGTGCCAGCCCAGAACTGTTTCGAGTGGGTATTGGTTGAGATTTGTTTTGGTGGTTCGATAGAATTGCTCGATGTCGTTCTTGTTCATCCAGAGCTTTGATAGGGTTGCCGTGCCGTTGATGGCAACACCACCTCTTGCAGATAGGTTCATCGAATGACGGCCTATGCGGTCTGGGTGGTTCTCAATGCTGAATAGCTTTTTGGTTCTGATACATTGAGTTGAGCCATCCCCAGTTCCTCCCCCGATCTCTAACCCAACCTCAAGCCCGTCGCTATATTTTGAAAGGGCTTGGCCAAAGGGGTCGTGGATGCTTATTTCTTGCACTTTGCGTACCCAGTAAGAGCCTTAACAATCACATATTGAATGACAGCTTCCTTGTCGTGCTTCAACGCAATCATCCCGCACTCATACAAATCTTTCTCCGCTTTTTCGTCATAGGTAATATCAACCTTCACATACTTGGTGGGGTCGGGGCGAGACTTCCCGAATTTAATCATACCGAGCCCGCTGGTATCTTCCCACTTTTTTGCTTTCCTACATCCAATTATTTGTTTTGCGTTTTTCATAGATTGCTTTTCCTTTCTCGTAGAACTCCGGCTTGTTGTGGTTCTTTAGTTGTTCGTCTGGTTGGCCGCCAGTAAACATAGGGTTATCGTGCTTAAACTGGATATGTCTAGCATCAACCACGGCTTGTTCTGCATAGGCTCTATCCGTGAACTCGTTATCCGAGTAAATGCCGTCCGAGTCTTGGTAGTCGGGGTGGAATAGATGCCCTTGCTTCTTGAGCCTCGATTGCGTCAGAATCGCCATACAAAGGAGTTTGTCTTGTCGTAGGCCATCTGATACTGCCAGCACTTTCTCCCCCGCTGTATCCCCCATAGCGGTCGAAATTAGGGCATCCCAATGGCGGGGTGGTGTCCAGTCATCGCTCATTTGAATGATGATATCCCCTTTGGCTAACTTTGCCCCTGCGTTCCAAGCGTTGACGATGCCTCCGGGATTCACTCGGATTGCTTGGTGGGGGGTGTAGTCAACGGCCTCATCGTGATCTACCATAAACAACCATTCAACCTCTAGGGGTTTTTGGGCTAGGGAAAGCCATTGCCAGCGTCTTTGCCAAGCTACTTGCGGCCTCCCCTTGGTTGCGTGGATAATGCTGATCTTGGGGGCGGGTCGCATCTTCTTAATCTTTTCAGCTTCGCCATCCTCTCCCACACACACCGAAGCCGTCTCGTATAAGTCCATCGCTTGCCAGTTGTAGATTGCTTCGACAAGATTCCAGTAGTGGGTTTTAGGTCTATGCAAAGTCATACAAGCCCTTGCCGAGCCGTAGGTCTTTATCCAGTTGCCCTTCCCTGCCCAATGGTTTGCTATATAAAAATAAGCCTCTCGGCGGTCTGGTTGTAGGGCTACTGCTTGCCCTAGATAAGAAAGCCTCTCATTGTCTGGAACGCATCGGCCAAGATTGCAAAGCACATCATAGCGAAGCGTATCCTCTAGCTCTGAAAAGGCTAAGGCTCGCAAGCTAGAATCAATACACTTGTCCATCTGATTTGATAGGAAGTATTCTTGTGCTTGGTAGTAAAGGGCGTTGGGGGCGGTGGAAAGCGTGTCGGCTAAAATGTTAAAGTTCCTTTCCGCACTTTTGGCCTTATAGCCGTTAGGTTTGTGGATTCTGAAAATCTTATCTAGCCCAATAGTCTTGTTTGGCTCTTTAGTAACAAGCATTTCGTGGACTCGGTTCTTCCAATTACAAGTCCCCCTCTTGGAGATTTCTTCTCGGAGGGGCAACAAACCAGCATTTTCAACCCAATATTTTAACGCTACTAAATGAGCGTCTTTCTCAACGGCAAGGTCAATAGCTTCTTCGACAACCTTTGCCCCATCCTCGGCCATTACATCGTCAGCATCTACCCATAAACACCACTCGTTTGAACACGCACCAAGAGCCGTGTTCCTTGCCGTAGCAAAATCGTCTATGTGAGGCCAATCAGTTCTTTGATTCTGGTAGTGAACGATTTTCGCACCCAGAGCTTTTGCAATTTCTTCTGTTTTGTCTGGGACAAGATTCCCCCTAGCGATGCAGACAACAAGCTCCGCTGAAATGGGTTTGAAACTTTCCAAACATCGGCCAATGTATTCTTCTTCATTGCCTGCAATTAAATAGGTGGAGATAGGATATTTCAAGGGGATTTCGAGGTTGAGGATTTTAGTTCATAAGGATGTCAAAAAGAAAAGGGGGGAGAGCTTTCGCCCTCCCCCCATTCCTATGAAACAACCAACAATTCTTTAGGCGAAGTTTGTGGTGATACGAACCGCCGCATTCGGGTCAATCACGACCTCATCGGTGTTCATACGCACCCGCAACACTTGGCTACGGCGAGCTTCGTCACGATAGCTTTCAGAGACGAAACCACCAGCCGAGTCACCCGACCAGACCAAGGTGCGTCCGATTCCACCAGCGGTGAACTCACCACCAGCAATCTGACCTACGATGATCTTAGTATCTGGAACAACGAACGAACCAGAATAGGTTTTGTTCTTGCCAGCGGTGTTGTAAGCCGCACGGCCTACGAGCAAGTTCTGGATTCCTAGAGCCGCCGCAATTTCAGCTTCGCTCAACAACCTAGCACCAGTATTCGAGATAACTCCGAAGAACTGATTCTGGAGGAGGGTCGAGCGTCTGATCAACTCAAACACATTGGCAGACATCGCAACGCAATTCGCTTCGTAACCATATTGGGCAAGAGCCAATTTAGCCGTCGCCACATCACGAGCTACATCAACCGTTGCCACTAAGGCTTGGGTGTAGGCAACTGCACGAGTTTGATCGGCGATGGTGAAGGGAGTCGTTGCGTTCCAGAGAAGATCGGATACCCGCTTCTCGTGGGAGAGCTTCAACTGACGGAGCAAGAACTTTGCTGTTTCAGACTCGTAGGCGAAGAAACGATTTAAGTCCTTGGCCGCATCATCCGGAATTAGCTCTTCTAGACCTACCTCGTTCGTTGCGTAGTTTGCCGAGCTGAAGGAACGGATGCCACGAGAATAGCTCGAGCCGCTTTCACGAGCTAGAGCATTGTTGGTCAAGAGTTCCCCACCAGCCAACTGAACTTTGAGGTATGTTCCAGCCTTTGCATCTACATTCTGCAAGGGGAGGAGTTGCGAACCGATCAAACCGATGTCGGCTTGAGGAGCTTCGATCAACGCTTGGCTGATGTCTGCCCGAATAGTTGTGCCGCCGTTTACATATGCCATATATTTTAGTCTTTCTTTTTTAGGTTAAATTACTGGGTTAAGGGAACTGCGACTTCGATGACTGCATCAGCCGCACCCGCTTCGAGGGCAACTCCGACGATGCCAGTATTGGCGGCCGCCGTTGTTACAAGGCCAGAACCAGTCGTGGCTACCAAGCCTCCGATGGCAATCGCCGTCTCGCAATTTGCAAAAAAGGTTGGGTAGAACAGCTTGACCGCTCCGTTGTCGCCAGCCGCTACATCGCTAATGGTAGAACCAATGCAACGAGCAGAACCGGAAACAGCCGCACGAGCCGTGCCGTCCGTGTGAATCTCTGCGAATCGGTAAGCCGAGATCGCCGAGGCAAAGTTAAAGGTGCGAACTGCACCACCGTCAATATTTGTAGCCATTTTAGTATTATCCTTCTTTAGAGTTTCGTAATACCACGAGACAATGCCTCGGTGTATTCGGTTGGGTTAGATAGCATCACGGCTTTCATTGCCTTGAGCTTGCTTGTTCCGTAGTCGCTATGGGCGGCCACGAGAGCTTCAAAAGTTTTGGGTTCTTCCTTTTTCTGGGAAAGAACTTCGATTGAGGGTGAGGCGGGGATGGGCTTGATGCCAAACTCGGTCAGAACTTTCTTCACCACTTCGCTCATCTCCTCTTGCTTTTCCTCATCAACAGATTCGCCTTCGGCTTTTGCACCCTCGGCAACTGCCTTATCTTCTTTGGCAACAGCTTGCTCGTCTACAGGGGCTTCGGCCATCTTTTCGTTCTTGGGTTTCATCGAATCTTCAATGGCCGCTAGGCGAACCTTGATGTCCTCGATATCTTTCATATAATTGTTTTCCATATTTGTTTTGTCCTTTTTGTCAAGTGGAGATTCCTCCACGGCTTCTTTGGTTACGGCTGGGATGGTCTTGCCTCCCTGCACATAACCGAGTTTTTCCATAAACTTCACCATCTCCTCGAATAATCCATTCGTGGCGGCTGGGCTGGAAACTAAATCAGCAGAGGCGATGCTCTGGGGGCGAATGTAATCCTTGCCGTCAATCGTCTCGGACTCATTCACAAAGGCTAGGGAAACTCCGAACTGGTCGGGGGCTTCGGAGGCCATCTCTTTGATTAGGCCATAGTGGGGGGAGTTGCGTAGTAAGCGAAGGTCGGCCACCAGCTTATCTCCATCGATGCGGGGGTTGCGGGCAAAGCCGACAACTGCGTCCAATCCGCTTCCGTGGTTCATCTTAACCTTCACACCATTCTTGGCGTTGCTCATAAGTTTGAGGGCGGTTTCTAGGCTGGTCTTATCCACGAAAAGGTCGTGTCCTTTAGCCTCTCCCACCTCCAAAATGCTCACTCCCCCTAGTTCCATTTCCTCCATCTCCTCATCCCTATAAGTAGAATAGGCAACCGCCGCCCTCTGAGTTTCATCTGGGAACTTGGATACTGCCTCTTCGTCACCCATAAAGCGGGATACAAAGTCTTGTTCGGATTCGTCTGCGGAAGGTAGGGGTAAAGGCATAAATGCCTAGATTATGTCAAAGGAGATCGCCGTCTGCCGCTCGGTATGACTTCTTAACCTCACCCCCACCAGCCATCTTTAGAAACTTGTTCACTCTAGCCATCGCCCAAGCGTTCCTTGAATTGGGTTTGCCCCCGCTGATAGTAGGTCGGAAGCTAGTCGAGAACGCACCCGCCCCCCTGCGAAACACTTTCTTTAATGCTCCAAGGCTAGGGGCTTTCCTTGAGGGATGCTTGTCCTTGAACTCGGCAATCTTATTCTTTAGGGCTTCTTCGTTCTGTTCTGAAATCTCAATGTCGCCAGCCTTGCTCCGGGTCGATGCCGTGCCTTTTGGGTTTTCCTTTGAGCCTTTGATTCTCTCTTTAGGAGGGGCAGGGGTTTGGCTTACTGGTCGGGCTAGTTCTTCTTTCTTGTCCGTAATCGGCCCGCCTACAATCCAAGCGTCGCAAGTCCTTTTGGCCGCACACTTAAAATCAAAAATCTCGCAGTAACCAAGATCGCCACCAACTGCTACTTCATTCGCATCCTCACCAATCCCCTTCTTAATACATCCAAGGAGTTTGCTTGTTTGGTTAAAAGCCGCACAATTACCACAAAGCATCTTCTTTGCCGTGACTACATCGCCTTGGAACTCGTCTGCCTTGGCCTTCCAGTAGTCCTCATTTGGTTCGTTTGGATTGGCTGGGCCGTAGTTTGCATCGTCCACGGCTGTCTGCCTATTGGCTAGATTTGTTTTGATGTCTTGGGTTGCGATTGGGCAAGAGGCTGGTTCTGCTAGTTCTTTCTTGTCCCTTGCCTCCATCTGACCAACCACTTTCCTTGCCCAAGCATAACCAGCATCTCCACCCCAGCCGTGCCACGCCTGCCAGCCCTTCCCCTCCTCATCCCAAGTTGCGCCCTTCTTATCGACTTCGTGCCTATCGAAAAATGCTTTCATTCTGCGAACTGTGTCGGGCGACATCTTCACCCCATTGATTAAATCTCTAGCCCTAGCGATGCCAACAGGGGTCATCCCCCTTTGGCTGGATGGTTTCGTCTCCCGCACATCCAAGGCTCTTTTAGCGGCCTCCCTAGCTCCTTCTGGTGGGGTAAAATCAATCCCATCGTATTTTGCCAACTCAATCCCACCCATCATCCCCTCAATCAGCATCTTAATAGAAGCTGGGTCGAGGCTTTCTAAAATCTCTAAACTACTTTTTTTTTGTGATGTTGCCGTGGGGGCGGTCGGTGGTGTGGTGGGTTCTGGGGCTGGGGGTGTTGAGCCTCCCGAAGAATCCCCTTCTTGGTCTTTTGCGATCTGCTGTTTCTCTTCTTTGGTCGTGGGGATAGTTGTGCCAATGTTGACTCCCGCCACGATTGCCCTTGCTTGGTCTGGGCTGATGGTTGGGAAGGCCGCCGTGATAATAGATACTGCACCTTCCTTGGAAACTGCGCCCATCGCCACGGCATTGATAACATTGATAAGAGAGGCAACTTGCGCTCCATTGAGTGAAGCACCGCCAAGCATATCCTCGTCCGAGGGTTGTCCTGCGGGTTTCTGTTCGCCCTCGGCTGGGGTTGCTTGTGCTTGTTGGGAATCTCTGGTCAATCCCTCTGCGGCGATGTCGGAAATTGTATCTGCTGAAACTTCGTATTCACTTGCCAAATCCTTGACTAACTTGGCCTCAATCGCCCTTTGTCTCATAGCACTTTCAAAATCTTGCCCTCGCTCTGCGTAGATGTCGGCGGCGGTGCGGAGTCCGGTCTTGAACTCGGAGATGGCTGAGGCTGATTCTCTGCCTAAATCAATAGATACATTAGCCCCGAAATTGAATATGCCCTTGGTTGTTCTGCTTCCCAAATTGTTTTCGATCAATCCACGAGAGACGGCATCGGCAAGTACGATGTTTTTGATTGGTCGCAGAACCTTGTCATCGATAAGCTTCTGGTATCTGCGGAAGGTGCGCCCTGCTTGTTGCATCTCAAGTCTTGCAGTCGGGCCAGACATAGCGGATGGGTCAACGGCGAAGCTGTAAGGGATGCCAAGGCCAAGGCAGATATTGCGGAGGAGAATCTTGTGAAACTCTGCAAACGCACCAGAGGGACGGCTCGGCCCATCGGGAAACACAATATCTTCACCCGGTTCTAGGTAGGAGATTTTGCCCGACTCAATCGCTTCTAGCTTAATCGTATCGCCATTAACATTCTCATCGTTTGTGAGCGTGGAGAGGTCGGAGGCATTGTTGTTATTCCTGCGAACAACTGCGGATTGAGAAGAGGCAACTCGTGCCGCCATCTTCTCAAAGTTCACGATATCGTAAATGTCCGTGCAGTCGTTGATAGCAGTATGGAAAGCACTTACTCCCCGATATTGATCGATGCGAAGTGGGTCGAATAGGTGAAAGGCTTGGCTTGCGGGGATGGTTGCTTGGTAGGTGTAGAAATCCCCGATGCTCCTTGAATAAATATCATAAGCCGAGGGTGCGCCAGTCGTTCGGTCTATATGGATTCCACCGATCAAATCTAGGCTTGTATAAACCTTGAATGGGTCGCCCACTCGGTCTGCTTCGATGCCTTGGAGTTTAAGATCGCCTTCCTTGTCTCGCACTAGGGCAAAAAGAAAGTCTCCATCTCGGAGCATACTCATCACCGCTACTTGCATAAGGGTTGAGCCGGTGTGCCTTGTTGAGATGTCACACTTGTCCCACCACTCTGACCAGTATGCTTCTACATCGCTGTTCACTTCGGGATTCTCAGTTCGGGCTTGGTAGGAGATGTTTGCGGCTGTATGACTGGCGAACTTCATAAGGATGGAGCGAACAAGGCCAACATTCTCTGCCAAGTCCCTCGCCCTTTTCATTAACTCTACTCGGTCGTAATTAGAACGATAATCTTCCGCACCAGAAAGCGAACTCGGCCCTTTGCGTTCCCTTGTATATTTGACTGCGTCGTAAGAGAAGTTGACGAGCTTCTGCCGTGCAATCATCCGATTAACTGCCCCTTGCGGGTTCAGAAAGGCAACCGCTTTATCGATTAAGTTTAGCTGGGCTTTTTTCACGAGAAGTTGGCGTAGGTCGTGCGGATACGAGTGCCGTTGACAGACTGGATGGCAAGGGTTAACTCTGCGATGGTATCACGAACTTCCCCAAGATTCGCCCTCGAAAAAGAGCGTCCCGCTATCGAATAGCTTGACCCAGCCACCGCAATCGCTTCTAGGCAAGTGATATATTTATCACGCAACGAAGTTAGGGTGGCAAGGGGTAGCCCAATGAAATCACCCTTCGCCATTCTCAACCTCCTCTGTCAAACTTGCGGGTGAAACTTTGAGCCGTCCGTGGAGTGCCGCCCCCACGATGTTCATACATTCGCAATCCATTAAATGATTATGCTTCCCAATTTGCTTCCACACAAGTCTTTCCCTGCCAGTCATCGGGTTCTTCACCCTCACCTTCACCTCTGCTTCGATATGAACCTTCCAGACATCGGGCGTATCTAGGGCGATAAAGCCCTCCTCTTTGAGAAGTTGGGAAAGGATGTCTTTGATGGATGGGTTAGACCATCGCCAAATCGGGCAGAGCTTCCACTTCCACCCTGCCTTTGATTGAACTGCCTTACCAGAGAAGGGGTCGCCATTTGCAATTCGAGCGTATGGCCTTTGAACCTTCTGCTCGTTCACGATCTCGGAAAAGCTGGTTTTGTCCGAGCCAACCAACGCAACCCAGCCTTGCTTACAGCAGTTTAGATATACCTCTCTGGTCTGATCGCCCGAGTCAATTAGAACGCACTTATCCTCAACGCCAAACTCATCTTGTTTTGCCTTTATGTCGCCCCAAGTTTCTAGTCTACCCGCCCACACAAGTCTTGGTTTGCCATCCAAATCCCAAGCCCTCACTACGCACCAAGCGTGGAAGCCCCCCGCCTCTTGAATGTCGCAACTCATAATCAGCTTATCGCCCATCCTTACCTCGCCCATCTTATAAGCTCCGGGAACGATCTGCATCTTTTCTGATTCGTGTTCCATCCAAGGCTCGGCAAGAACTCGGTTCACAAAATCTTGCAGGCCGATAATCCCGCTGTGCTTATCTTGCAGGAACTTCACCGCTAAACTTCCGAAGCTAACCCACGGAGCGTATAGGCCGTTGAGGTGATAGGAGCGTCTAGCTGGTTCGCCCTTGGGATTGGTTGCCCTCCACTCCCCCTCTCGGAGCATCTTGGTTTTCTGGCCATCTTGAATCTTGCCCTTGCACCCCTCGCATTCGTAGTAGGTGGAGCTTTTAACTAGGGCGTAATCATAAACGCCATCTTCTATCTTGGCCGCTTCGTCCCACTTCACTTGCCCCCAAATTAGTTTTTGTTTCAATCCACAATGAGGGCAAGGCACAAAATAGAATCGCATATCTCCCTTCTGCCATTCAGCCCAGATTATTGAGTCCGCAGTTGTCGGGGTGCTGGTTGCTATGATGAGATGATTAGGATAGGTGCTGACTCGTGCCTCTGCTAACTGCACCGGATTGGCTTCCCTCCCCGACCCTGCTTGCTCTGGAAACTTGTCCACCTCATCCATACAGAGTAACGCAATCGAGCGACTAGAAAGAGCCGAGGCACTTGTTCCTGCCCACCAGACCGAGCATCGCTTAAAATGTTGCTCTAGGATTTTGATTCGGTCTGTATTTTCTGGCCGTTCTTTGGCTAAGGCTGGGCAGTCATCCACCATCGGAAGCCAGCGGGTTTCTGTAAATGATCGAGCCAGATGTTCCGAGGGCATTACCCACAAGACCGGGCAAGGCCGTTCTGCTACTCGGTAGGCTAGGCCAGCGAGAATCGTTGTCGTCTTTGAGGTCTGCGCTCCCCATACCAACACAACCCTCCGAATCGAATCATCACCAAAAGCCTCTAGGGGTTCACGGACATAGGGCGTGAGGGTTGTCGAATAAGCTCCGGGTATGTTCGTTACCCTCGCCGAGAGCGTGAGGTTTTTCTCTGCCCACTCTGGGATTGATAGTTGCTCTCTTGGCTCAAAGAAACTACGGCTGAATGCCCCGATATTCATCTCTTAACTAGATAATCTTTTGCATAAGCCCACGCTGGGTTCATGTGGATTTTATGGTGGCAATCAAAACACACCGCCAAGAAAAACTCTACCTCGTTTAGTCTATCCCCAAATCTCCCTCGCCTATGGTGAACTTGGCTCGCCATCTTGCTCTGGCAAACTTGGCAGACCGGCGTGTTGCCTAGAAACTTCTCTCGCACATCAGAATAGACCTCATTTTGTTTTCTTCTTTTGGCAGACACTCGGCGTAGTTTCCCGCCTCGCTTGAGTGGGGTTTTGCGTTTAAGGGGCGAGCGTTTCATTCGTCAAAGAACGGCAGAATCAATCCTAGCAAGCCGAGGGTGGCAAGGATGATAAGGAAACATTCGTTCACTTTTTAATCCACTTCCCGATGCACTCAAATAAAGTAGCGAGCAGATAGGCGAGAATAATGCAAGCCCAGAACGCTACATTGAGTAGCACGATTCCAAGCACTATCCCGACCCCTATTTTTAATCCTAGTATCATTTAAACGCCCCCTCTGCTTTCTGGATGGTAACGAAGATTTGATTGATTCCGTCTTGGATGGCTTGCTTTGCACATTCTGGGTCTGATGGGTTTGCTCTGGCCGCTAGGCTCGAAGGAAGGGCATCCAGAAGCGATCTGATTGCTCCGTGCCACTTCGTTATCCATTCCTGCACTTCCCCCATCCGAACTGTGACTCGGCTCACTTCTTCCCATCGAGCGTGTTCCATTTCGGCTTCTGCGACTCGCTTTTTTGCTTCGCCCCATCCTTGAACCGCCGCTCTCATAGCGACTGGGTTTTTGTTTGTTGCCGCCGTAGCTACCAATGAGTAAGCAACTACCTCGGCGTTCTTGGCTCGATTCAATCGTCCAAGCGAGGTTTTCGATACAGACAACTCGGCATCCGAGTCCTTCGATGGCTCGGAGGAGTTCGGGGATGGTATCAAACTGATCTCGGTCTTGCTCACCCTCTTTTGATTGCTCAACTTCCAACGCTCGGCATCGTTCACGCTTGTTAGGGGCATTCCAGCCTTTACGAACTTGGAGATTGCCGCCCTTGAGACATTCCACTTTTGAGCGAGGTCGGTTTGCCTTATCATTCTTCACAAGGGCTTCCCACACGCCAAACACTTCTCGCCCCCTCCACTCTCTGTTTCCTCTGGCATACTCGCCTCCATCATCTTACTAATCTCCTCTAAGCTAAATCCGGTAATATCCACATCAATCTCCCCCACATCGATCTCTTCCAAGATGTCCTTCAGCTTAGGCATATCAAACTCTCCGCTTAACTTGTTTAGAGCGATGTTGGCCGCCTTCTCTTGTGCCTCATCCAACCACACCGCCCATACCTCGACCTCATCTTTCCCAAGTGCCGAATAGCACTTTAGCCTTTGGTGGCCTCCTACGATGTTGCCAGTCTTGGCGTTCCAAGTGATAGGTTGAAGATTCCCAAGCTCGCTCAAGGATTTTGTGAGCCTACCCAATGAGTCAGAAGAGATTGTCCGAGGATTGTATTTTGCTGGTGAAAGCTCGGAGATTTTCTTGGAAATTAGGCAGGGATATTTCATTGGTCTAAAAAGTTACGCAGATTTTTACTTGTAAGTTGTTAACTAAAAGATTCTTAGGTTAACTCGTACAAAAAAGTCGCGGTCGGAACC